GCTTAGTAAGAAAAAATGGCTACCTAACGCCGTAGCTTTTAACTCTGAAGTTTCAACTGTTTATTACAATGGTCAGATCTATTATTTTATAGCTGATGACAGTGAGGTTAGATATTGCCAGCCTAATGATACTGTTTGGACTCCTTGCGGTGGTAGTAACAGCATTACCACTGATCCGGATGTAATTACTACCTTCTTGCGCGTAAATGACGTTTTGCTTTGTATGAACGGTGTTGATGAACTTCGTTATGTTGATTTAGCGACACTTGATGTAACGGTTTTCACGCACGTAGACGATCCAGTAAGTAACATTACTTGTGTTGCAACAGGCATTACTGGTACTGGACCATTTAACGTTTACTACGCATTTACTTATAACTCTGATGGTGGTGGTGAAACAGCTATTGGACCGATTAAGACGCAAGCAGTATCAAAAAGCCGTTCAACATGGGCTTCTGACGGTTCTGAATACCTTACGCTTACATTTAACGACACACCGCCAGCCGGTGCTACAAGCCGTAACTTGTACGCTGCAATAGCTTTGCAAGGTACTACACCGGTTGCAAGCGATTTAGCCATGCTCAAGTCAAATATACCTACTGCTGATGCTAGTTTTGTTGATAATGGTTCAATACCATTTGATATTGCGTTTAATACAGCTCCAGATACTAACTCTACAGCCGGTATTAAAGCCGCCGCCGGTACGATGGTTGGCAGTATTCCAGTACTTTATGGTGATCCAGATAATCCTTATGACTTGTACTTTGGTGCTTTAACTGATACCGGCATATCGTTTGGTGCTAATAATGGCGCGCAACGCTTACCGCTACTCAAGGGTACAAACTATTATCCTACCTCTGTTATTGGCTTCCGTAATAACCAGAATATACCTAACTTACTTGCCCTATTCTCAGGTACAGAGGGTGTTTCTAAACAACAAATTATAAGCCAAAAGACAATTACTTATGGTAATACTACCCTTACCTATTGGGGTGCTGATGAACTTAACGCCGGTGCATCTGCTGTATATGCGAAATATGGCGTTGTGAACTATCTAGGTAAATTGCTGTTTCCATCCTCTGAAGGTATTACTGCTATTCAAACTGAGCAAGATTTACAAAACGTATTGTCTCCTTCTATTGTTAGTGAACCGATAGGACAGACATATGGCACTATTAGAAACGCTGATTTTAATAAAATTGTTGGTGCTTCTTGGAATAACCTTGTGTGCTTTACCGTACCTAGTCGTGGCTTTAATTACAACAATCAGGTACTTGTTTACGATTTGACAAACAAGAACAAACCTAAATGGTATATTTGGGATCTTGAAGTTGATTGGATTGGTTCAATATCACCACCTAATTCTGATAGTTTCTTGTACATCCGACAGGGTAATAAGTTCTTTAAACTCATTGAATCTTATGTTGCTGAAGACGAAGAAAGTGATGGTACTGCTACCGCTTATCCGGTTGTTCTTGAAGGTTCTTTACAAGCCACAACTGCCGCCAAAAACAGTTTTTTTGCTGCAACTCAAGCGGTTGTTTACCTAGCTAATTTCATCGGTACAGTAACAATTGAAGTATCTTACTACGACCAAAAAGGCAAGCTCAAGACTAAACAGAAAACGTTTACTAACGGTTCTCATAGTCGTAATTTGCTTGCTGGATGGGGTAATCCACGTTTGTTGTGGTCTTCCTGGAATAATCGGATGATTAATTGGTCTACACCAATACCAACTTCAGGCGAACAGAATAGTACTCAAAAAATTAGAAAACGTTGCAGAATCCGATTACCTAATAGGGTAGTGAACGAAGGCAAATTTAAAGTCTATAGTGATTTGGAATATACCTCATTTGATGTTGTCAATGCGGTAATTGAAGGTGTCAATATAGGCGTGATAGGTGATATAGTATAAACATTATGGCATACGAAAAAACTGCATCAAGCAAAAAGGTTACTCCGGATCAAAAGGTATTCAATTATCTTCAGGAGTGGCAAAAAGGTAAAGAATACGTTGATAATGCAATCCGCGATTTTAAGCGACTTGATACGATAGCAAACGCACAATATGACGGTACTACTGGCAAAAATCCTAACATTGGTGATACTACAGTAGCCGGTATTGTACGTCAGATTATGCGTACTGCGGTCAAAAAAATACCTCATGTTTCAGTAGGCATAAATGGTTCTGAAAGTACAAGTGAAGCTATTACGTGCCGGTTCTTGGTAAATGATCGTATTCTGAATCCTAACACCTTTGGTAAAGGTTTTGTAAATACCCTTCAATTAGGTGGTCGCGGTTCACTATCACGTGGTTTTAACGTATTTCAAGTGAGTGCTACTAAGATGTTTGGTGAGTTTGGTATCGTACCAAAACTTATCCATTTTAACGATTTTGCTATTGAGCCAGGTATTCAAGAAGGTAGTTGGAGTCCTTATTTCTATATTCGTACTAAAATGACTCCTGGTAAACTTCAGAATATTTATAACCGCGAAAGTAAAAAAGGTTCTGCAAGTACATGGAATATACAGGCTCTAAAAGCACTTCTTGCAGCCGGTCCTGATAGTAGTGGTGCGGCTGATTATGCTGAATACGTTACTCCTATGGAACAGTCTAAGATTGAAGCTAACGCTGAAACCTTTGATATTATCACTCGTTATTCTATTAATAAAGAAGATGACATTTGTACTTTCAGTCCTGGTATCAATCAGATCTTGCGTGAAGTACCTAACCGTTCTAAATTCGGCTACCCACGTACACTATTCTTGGTTATTGATCCTGCTGAATTATCACCATTTGGTGACAGTCGTGTACGCCTAGCTTCACCTAACCAGAACTTCTTGATGGCATTACGCCAGAACGTAGCTACCACATGGCTTTATAACAGCAAGCCTACGATGGTTAAAACTGGTCTATTTACTGGCGCTACGGCACTCAAAAGTGGTGGTGTTATTACTTCAAGCGATCCTAACTCTAAAGTTACGCTGCTAACTCTTGATACTGCTACAAGTCAGCAATACCCTGTTATTTCTCAAGAAATTACCAAACAGATCCAAACTATGATGGGTATGAATCCTGGTACGGCACTTGGAGCTATTGGTGACGCTAAAACCGGTACTGGGGCGCAAGCACAGAAGCAGGGTATTGACGATGCTATTCAGCAAATTACTAACATCATAGAAGAATTTTTACGCCATTACGTTACTTCAGCACTTGACTTGTTCTTGTCTGAACAAGAGGGTGAAGGTGTGATTTATGTTGATGATCTTACTCGCGAAGACATTATGCGTATCAAGCCTGATGCGTTTCCTGATCCATTGAACCCTAACGCACTTGCTGTTAATTGGGAAGAACTTTACGAATATATCAAGAAAATTGATATTTCACTTGATACCACTATGAGTAAAGAAGACTGGTCAAATGAAAAACGTGCTGATCTACAAGATGCCGTTACTGTAGTAAGCCAAACTACTGATCCTAACGATCCTCAAGCTGTTGCTAAAAAGAAACTACTTGAAGATAAGCTACTTGATGAAACTGCACCTGAACTTTCTACCGCGCTTAACAATTTACCTGAAACCCCTGTTGCACCGGCTCCTGATTTGACACAAATGATGCAGTAATGGTACAAGTATAAGCACGATATGGCACAGAACGAAGACATACCATACAACGTAAGCGACCACGCGATAGAAGACGTACCGACTGATGACGGTGACGCTGAACTATCTGCGGAAGTTAAACTTGTCAAAAAGATACGCACTTACCTTAAAAAAGCAATTAGCGAATCTGAGTCTACAGCTGTGCTTAATCTACCGGCTAATGCTACTCCTGAACAGAAAATAGCCGTTTTTGATGAGATAGCAATTCATAAAGGTGTTGCTATGCACTTGCGTAATGTTGAGGAAATAATTAATAATATGGTAAAGGAGTAGCATAATGTCAGACACAGATGACGATTTTAGCAAGGCAATAAGTGAAGATTTTGGGAGTGATAACACCCCTGAAGTCAAGCCTGTAGACCCACCTAAAGAAGATCCGAAAGATGATAAAAAAGAGGAGCCGACTAAAGAAACTCCGGTTGTCACAACACCCCCTGCACCATCAGACGATAAAAAGCCGGAAGAAGGCGCTGAACCGCCTAAAACTCCAGAAACGCCACCAACTCCGGAAGACAAGCAGGAAACCCCACAGCCACTAACTAAAGATGATGTAACTTCAATTATTCGTGACTTACAAACATCTGAACGTACTTCCGGTAAAGAACTTGAAACTACAACTCAAGAAGTGCTTGAAGCTTACTACCCTGAAGGCTTGTCAAACACTCTAGTTGATGAAAAATCAGGTAGGGAACTCCGTACTCCAGCCGATGTTGTAGAAGCATCTGGCGGTAGTATGAGTACTGAAGAAGCTGCACAGTGGCTTATGAACGAACAGTTTAAACTAGATCAGCAAGTAGCTAACATTAAAAATCAAGCTAAAGAAATTGCTGAAACTACAGTAAATTTCAAACGCGACTCTATGACCGTACTTCAAAAGTATGATCCATTATTCAAGTGGCAACCGGCCTTGCAGAAGAAGGCATTTGACCTGATGATGAAGCAAGTGACAGTTGACGAACAGAGAGGTGTTGTTTTGTCAGCACCGGATGTTATAGACTTGTACGACACATAACTTGAGCCTTATCAGAAAA